AAACTCCTCTTCATTAAAACGATATTCTTTGTTTGAATATTTTTCAAATACTCTAAATGCACTTTCTTTGATTTTATAATATCTTTCATATCCTCTTACATATTCATCATCTTCTAAAGTCTCTATCTCTCCAGGGAAAGTAATACCAGTATCATCTACTCTCCCTGTCACTACTTGGTCTGACTCAAAAGAACCTGATGCTGCATCAATAGCTTTTTTATATTGGGGATATAAAGCTTTTGCTTGCGCTTTTGTGAAGTTTCTTGAAATAATAATATTTTCAGCGTCTTCAAAGTAAGGGTCTCTTGAATTAGGATCAACATAAACATCCATTGGGTCTATATCTGTAAACATTACTTCACCTTTACCATCATCTGCTAAAGGATTTTGATATACTAATAAGTATCCAAGCCCTGTAACATAATAATCATCTATTGCTTGACGAATAATTGTTCTTCCATCAGATATATCATACATATATGAAAGCATATGATTTAGAACATTAGCTACTTTAACATCAGAATCTTCTCTTGGGGATACTTTAAATGAAGGTCTATTTGCTGTTAACATAGCTTTTGCTGTTTCTACGGCAGGGTGAATACGATTTACTACAATTGGGGCTTGTCCTCTAGACTTAAGGGTTTCTTCTTGTTCTTTTGTCCATTGTCTACCTAGGCGGTATTCTTGGTCTTCACGAGCTTGAGTAGCCCAGTGATCTCTTTTGTCTTCATATAATTTAAAAAGTTCTAATGTCTCTTGTGCTATAGACTTTTTAGAATTTTTTTTGGTGTCTGGATTTTTTCCGTAAGCCAAAGTTAGATACCCCCAATATCAGAATTGCAATTCAATTGTATAATATAGTCATTATAAGGACATCCAATCAAGATATTTCTTTTTCTTTTTTATTCTATCATCGCTTTCTACAAATTCCTTTAATCTACAAGGTCTAGCACCTTCTAAAGAAGTCCATATTGCATCCATAATATCGTCATGTTTCCCTTTTGGATATGATAAAAATTCAGCTTGTGCTTCAGTATCATTACTTCTAAAGTAAAATTCACCTTTTGCAAACATTGGAACTAAAGATAATAGTCTTTCGCTCTTACGCGTACGGGGTTTTACCCCTTTTTCTAAACCTGGAATGTATAGGTTTTCCTCTATCATTCTCTTTTTAACTGTTGCTCTTAATGCTTCTTGATAGGCTACTGTCTCTATTTTCATTTTTCTGTGTCTATATTTCTTAAATTTTTCAATTATTATATCAGGTTGCTCTGCAGGAGATACATGTTTTCTATATAAATCAACAATATATTTATTACCCTCATGATCTATCGCTAAAGTAACAATTACAAAGTAATCTGCTCGTGCAGATAAGGACGAAGCTGGGTCAACACCCCCGTATATTTCCACTGGAATCACTGTTTCCTCCTCGTCCCCTACCTGTCTAACAAGAACAGGCTGCCCTTGTCTTCGTTCAAAATCATAATGATGTAATTTTATCCAATCAGGCTGAAATGGAGCTTCATCAGGAGATTGTGCTATATTCATATACTCTTGATAAAATCCATTTATATTACCAACAGATGCATATTCTTCTTTTATTTCATTAATTCTTTTATGGGGAAACCTTTCAGGCCATATAGGAGTCCCATCATCATTAATAATTGCATACCATAATGTATTCCAAGAAGAAGAGTCTTTAGCCCAATATAAAAAACAATCTTCTGATATAACTGTTCCAATCATTACTATCCTACCTTCATCAGATAAAGAAGGGATTACAGCTTCAGTCATCCATTTTCTATTCTTAGCACGAGCTTCCATAGTAAATGCATTTAATTCTGACTCAAAATCATCTACAATAATAAGAGTAGGACGGGTATCTCCTTCAATAAAACCCCTAACTCTTTGTCCTGTACCAACAGCTACTATTCTAACCCCATTAGCCGTTACTACATCTGTAGCAGTCCATCTTCTAGCTGTATTTGGACCCAAATCTCCAAATAATGCTTTAAAATTATCAGAATGAGTTAAATGATATTTAATACGGGATAAGAAGTTAATAGACTGCGCCTGTGATTCTGATATAATTACAATAAACTCCTCTTCATCTGGATGTTTAAATGCAATGCGGTGCATAGGAAGGAGCAAAGAAGTCACTGTTGATTTTGCAGTTCCACGTGGCGCAGCTATTAAAACTCTTCTTTTAGATCTATTTCTTAGTGCACTATATATTTCATGATGAAATGGAGGAGTAGCCTTCCTTAATGCTGTTGGAAAGCAATGTCTTCCAAATAAAGCTATATTATTATATAGTTTCTTAAGAGCTTGTTTTTGCTCATATTGTGCTTCAAAATCATTCATCAGTAGATATTTTAGCCTCTATTGTGGTTTGTTGTCCTTTAATCTCTTGTTCCTCTTCATTTATTTCATCAATAAGCTTCCTAGTTGCTGTTGCTTCTAGTTGAGTAGTAGTCTTAGTAACAG